TATACTCCAATCAGTAAATATAACACCTTCAGCTTTATCCAGCCAAGCACCTTCTATTGTATGCTTGTATCTATTTGGCCTTCTAACCTTCATTGTCTCTATCTGCTTAATATAACTTTCTGAAAGGTTATCTATATTATCTAAGTATGTTGTGTGTATATAGGTAGTATCTTCTTTAGTTATATTACTACCAGCTGCAACACCTCTATCTTCAAACCAACGTTTATAAATAAAATGTTCTTTAGTTGTTGGATTCAATATTAGTATAACTCTATTCTCTTGTATTTTATTTCTTACAGATAAATCAATCTTATCAAATATATCTTCATCATTTAATTCTTCTGCTTCATCCATTACCCAAGTAGTAATACCTTGTAATGATTTAAGATTTGCTGTCTGGTCGCCTGAGCTGGTTTTAATACCTCTAAATATTATCTTACTGCCATTGCCTTTATTTATTATCTCATCCTTTGTTATTTTGAACTGGTCGATAACTCCAAGCAGTTCTAACTTTTCTATAAATTCAGGTATGATAGAAATACCAGCAGCTCTTAGCGTGTAACGTGTAAATAATATTGTGTGTCCAGCTTGATATGTTAATAGTAATAGTACAGAGTTAACAGCAAATGATTTACCTGAACCTCTACCACCAGTTACAATAAAGTATCTTGCAAATGATTCATCTAATACTAAATACTTTTTATTGAGCTTTAATCCTTGCAATGATGTTTCTGAAATCGTGGTTTACTTCTTCTGTAGTATTTACATCAACAGTATCTTTTAAGTTACCATACAAGTTATTATATATAGCATTAAAAGCATTTACATCACCTTTTTCTATAGCTTTATTAACTAATGCCTCAACCATTAAATACTCTTTACTTTGCCAAACTGGTTTGCCATCTGCATCAACTTTCTTAACCATTAAGCTAAGTATCTCTTTAATTATTGTGCTTCTGTTCTTACTACCTTTTGGTTTACCTTTTGGATTACCGCTCTGACCTTTTGTCCATTGATGTTTTACTATATCTTCTTTTGACATCTGCTGTTGTATTTGTGCTGTATTTTTTTAAAAACATTAGTAGCTTTCTTTCAATTGCTTTTGCTTTCTCTTTCGTATTCATATTCATTATATAATCTCCTCATAGTATCTACTAAACCTTTAACGCAACTACCACAACTTGAGCTTTGTTTGTTGGTGTTAAATACTCTATTGTGTATTGTTAGCAATCCTTTTTGTTCGTTTGCATTTACTACATTCTTTTGTTGGTTGAAGAATCCTTTTAGATATACATATTCATCTTCGTTTAAACATTCTACATTTTTGTAAGGAAACATTTTATTAAGTTTTTCTTTCCTTGTGTCGCATCCGCAATCTTTACCTATCTTATCAAATATCCAATCAGTAGCTTGTTTTATACCTGTGGCTTTTGTTATCTTTTCTATGCTATCGCCTAAACCTTTACTTTTCATTTTATTTATTTATAATCCACAATATCCAGAATCACAACTGTTAAAATCATCATCAAATAATTCTGTTTGTGTTTTCCATTTAATTACATCTTTGTACATAACATCGCTTCTCCATTTGCTTTTACTTGTTTCTTGGTCTGAAAACCATTGCATTTTATTTGGATGCTTGTCACTCATTTTTTTTAATAATAAAGGGCTTCTCCAATGGCATCCTACACAATTATTTAAATAAGCAAATCTTACTGGCTTGTCCTTCCAATACTCTTCTATATTATCTTTGTAAATATTATCATTTATTAATGGAAATTCTGGTTGACAATATCTCATTTCTTGCCAACTATTTCTACCATCTTTTAATTTACTAAATGTTGCTTTTACTTTTGTATAACCTTCTTCATCTGTTTTTTCAAGCATTGATATTGCTCTTTTAGTTTCATTAGCTCTATAACCAAAACGCATTATAACTGGTTCTTTAATTACATCATACATCCAATATAAAACAGGCATTGTTTTTAACTCTGTGGTACAGTATCTGGCAATTTTATTTGGTAGATAATTTTTTTTATCAATTATTAATTTATCAAATGTCTTACCCGTTACCCAATGTATTTCTTGACCTATAAACTGTTCTAAATCTAATATGGTATTAATAATAACATCATCTTCTAAAGTGCCTATGAACTCAGTTCCTAATTTATCAGATACTAACTGCCTAACTTTTGCATCTGGATACATACAGTTTTTGTCATCAGTTCTAACTAAAGAAAATACATTATAGTCAGCTTTGTAATTAGCTGCTATGTAAGCTGAGGTTTTACCTCCTGATATACTATTAACAGTTATCATTAATTTTTTTTTTAATTTCTTTAATACAATTATTTATAGTTCTCCATACAACTACGTGTGATATATTAGTTGCTGCAGATAGTTTTCTTATACTATGGAATTTCTTTCTATATAAGTTAAATAACTTTCTATCGAACCAATAGAATTCATTTACAATATCATCTACTACTTTCTCTATGTCTACATACTTTGTATTGTCTGCTTCTATAATGTTTTTTAGGTCTTTATCTATTAGTAAATCTTTATCAGTTCTTATTGTATCAATGAATATATTGTGCATCATCTTATATATAAACGCTTTATTTAAAGAATCGTTATATAGAATATCATTAATTTTTACTTTTTTACTATCTATTTTACTATGTAAAGCAATATAAAAGTCGTGTAATAAATCTTTTGCTGGTATTTTACTATTACTGCTTATTTCCTCAGCCATACTTAGCCAAGTTTTTTCATCTCTTACCAAGAGGTGCAATATATTATTTACTTCTGTACTCATCTAATTCAAGAAGTATATTTACAAAATCATCGTATTTTAAAGCAATGTAATCATCTTCAAAGTTTTTAGTAAATACAACTACTGGAGTTTTTAGTGTACCTCTTGCATCTCCTTTGCTTTGTTCTAATGCTTTCCAGATATTAAGTTTCTCTTGGTTCTTACACTCCCAGCTATATTCAGATAGTATTCCACTTGTAGTTAAAATATCTCCTTTAAAGCTGAGGCCACCTGAATTGGGTGTCCTTTTTATATCTGTTTTAAAACGCTTAGCTAAATCTTTTGCAATTTTTAACTCGAATCTTTTACCTTTTTGATTTGCATTTAAACTCATATCTTTTGAAAATGTTTTCTAATTATTGCTCCAAGTTCAGCGTCATTAGTATATACTCTACACAAAAAAGCAATGTTGTACTCAACAGGAGAATCAACGCTACGGTAGTGAGAGTCCTTCGTTTGTCTGTATTCATTTAATGTTCTCTTTTTACTTTTCAAAATATCTTTTTATTATCACGACAATTAAAGCACCAGAGATAAAACTGGTAATGTGTGATGTGATTAACATTAATAATATAGTTTTCATTTTTTAAATGTATTAAATTTTTTCTTTAGTTGTGCAGTTTCTTTATATGCTTTTACATTTTGCATTGTTAATAATGTTTGTTTGTTTTTCATTTCATCAACCATTAATCTAAGCTCTAACATACATTTTAAGCTATCTTGCAACGTTTCTACAGCTTCCAATTTACTTTGTGTAACCTTACCTACTTTTAAACCTTCTTGTGCCTTTAAAAGCAATATTTCTAATTTGTTCTTTGTAATTGTATAATCTAAATCATTCATCTTAAAACATTCTTATTTGTTGTTTATGTTGTTCTATTCGTTTCATTGCTTTGTCGTAGTATTCTTTGTCAAGTTCACACGCTGTTAAGTCGTATTTCATATTATGGCAAGCTATCGCAATACTACCACTACCTAAATGAGTATCTAATATTTTATTACCTTCTTTGGCGTAGTTCTGCAGTAGCCACTCATAAAGCTGTATGGGTTTTTCGGTTGGGTGTATTCTTTTTTGTTTGTTCTTCATATTTTGTTGGAGCATCCCATTCCACCTCCATTTAAAATTCCTTACTGCTGTGTCAAAACTTGTATAAGCTAATTCACTATCCGCAAAATTACCCGTGTTGTCCTTATCCCAAACAATCCAACAACTACTGTTAGCATTTGGTATGTTTTCAATAAAATGATTAGCACCCCAAATAATTTGTTTTTTGCTTACTCTTTTTAGTTCTTCAAAGTATTGTTTATTAGGTGCTTTACTATCCCAATCTTTAGCTCCGTAATCTGTAACCTTACACAAACCTACACCTCCTACATTACCATTTTTAGCAACATCAATACCATAAGGTGGGTCTACTATTGCAAGGTCAAAGTAATTATCCTTATACCTTGCCATTAGTTTCATATTAT